ACCTGTGACAGGAGCACATACTCTTGCAAAGTTTACTGTGTCACCTGTACCTACAGCCTGACCAATAGCAATGTTAGAAGCATTTACTGTAACACCAGTACCTGCCCCAATATTAAAGGTTGTACCGTCTAGTGTCAAGCCTGAGCCTGCATCGTATACAGCAGTCTCAGCTACGACAGTGAAGCTAATGTTTGTTGTACCAAATGTTATGACACCCGATGTGTTCATAACATAAAGTTCACCAGCACCTGTGTCACCTTCTTTCACGAAGAATGCGTCACCCTCACCCAAGGCATCTTGGGCTGAGGCACCGTAGCTATCAGCATCTGTAGCACGAGTAAGAACCCAGTTAGTGCTTGCAGAACCTGTGTTAGTTACTGTGTAGATACCATTCTCATAGCCATTAGTTTGGCTGTAGATAAGAACACGATCATTTGTGCTAAGGGTTACACCATCAATAACAAGAGCAGCCTGTGTACCATTGTTAGTAAGGGTAGCACCTACACCTGACGACCCGTTATCATATGTAGCAGCAAGGCTTCCTGCACTGTCTGGTGACTCAACACGAACTGGTGTGTGGTAGTGAATACCAGCAGCAGCAATTGTGTCTACGTACTCTTTTGTTGCAAGTTGGCAAGCCGCAGTCGGGTTACCAGACACACATACAGACCCAAAACATACATTGTCTGAAGTACCTACAGACTGACCAATAGAGATGTTACCACTTGAGTAAGTTACACCTGTACCACCTGTTAGGTGGCTATCAACTCTTCCTGTTGTATAATACTGATTTGTACCCTCAGCTAGATCATCTGTGTCATGGTTGGAAAGGGAAGAAACAGTACCAGTAACATTACCAGTAACGTTACCTGTCAGTGCTCCGTAAAGGTTAGAAACACAGACAGCACCTGTGCCGTAAATGCAGTTAGTGCCAGCATCAAGATTTCCACCTAGTTGAGGGGTGGTATCATCAGAAACAGCAGTAAGAGCATCACCTAAGGTGAATGCTGCAGAGTTCCAAACAGACCCTGTATAAACTTTTAGAGCATTTTCTGTGGTGTTCCAGTAAATAGCACCAGTTAATAGAGCATCACCATCGTTATCCAACGTAGGATCAGAAGACTTATTACCAAGGTATCTGTCATCAAAGTCATCATAAGATGTAGCAGCATTGTTAGCTGAGGTCAAAGCAGCAGAAGCTGAGTTACTTGCATTTGTTTCAGAAGTTGCTGCAGCAGTTTGACTTGCTAAGGCACATGCAGCAGAAGCACAAGCAGCTGTAGCAGACTGTAGGATACCATCAACATACGTCTTTGTTGTGAGATCAGCAGCATTAGTGGGTGTGTATGTTGACGTGATCTTGTTGGCACCCATATCAACGGTACCAGTAATGGTGCCCCCAGAACAAGCTAATCTTGTATCACGTTGTGTGTCTGTATAGGACTTAGTTGAAACATCTTGAGCTAGGGTAGGATCTCCTACTCCTGTGATCTTTGATGTCCCCATAGCAATAGCACCCGACATGGTACCACCAGTCAGGTTAAGCTTGAGAGCATCTTGATCGTCTACGTAACCCTTACGAGTAAGAGTATCTGCAGTAGCAGGTGTAGCTGTAGATGTAGCCTTGTTAGCACCAAGAGTTAAGTCACCACTGAGAGTGCCACCTGTTAGGTTTAGCTTGAGTGCATCCTGACTATCCACATACCCTTTACGAGTAAGAGTATCTGGAGTAGCAGGTGTTGCTGTAGATGTGGCTTTGTTAGCACCAAGAGTCAGGTCACCACTAAGAGTACCGCCTGCTAGGTTTAGCTTAAGAGCATCCTGAGTATCTACGTAACCTTTACGAGAGAGTGTATCATCTGAGACAGGGTTAGCTGTTGACGTAGCTTTGTTAGTGCCAAGAGAAATATCTCCTGTCATTGTGCCACCAGCTAGAGGCAGCTTACCTGCAATGCTGTCTGTGATTGTTGTACTGAAGTTTGGATCGTCACCAATGGCTGCAGCAATCTCGTTAAGAGTATCTAGTGTACCTGGTGCTGCGTCAATCAAGCTTGAGACAGAGGAATCAACATACAATTTTGTGGCTGCATCTTGATTAGAGACAGGATCAGCAAGGTTCGTAATCTTATTGGTGTTAGCATCCATATCACCAGTAAGTTGCAGAGAAGTAAAGGTGGATGTACCTGTCGAAGCTACGTTACCTGTTACATTACCCGTTAAGTCACCCGTAACATCACCAGTTACGTTACCTGTAACATCACCAGTCAAGTTACCTGTTACATCACCAGTTACAGCACCAGTAACGTCTCCAGTTAAATCACCCGTCACATCTCCTGCGACATTCCCCGTAAGGTTACCAGTTACGTTGCCTGTAACATCACCAGTCAAGTTACCCGTTACATTACCCGTAACAGAACCAGTAACGTCCCCTGTTAAATCACCTGTCACATCCCCTGTAACATTACCTGTGAGGTTACCTGTTACATCCCCAGTAACATCACCTGTAATATTACCAGTAACGTCCCCTGTTATGTCTCCAGTAACATTACCAGTAACATCGCCAGTCAGGTCACCAGTAACATTACCAGTTACGTTACCCGTAACTGAACCTGTGATGTCACCTACAAAACCAGTATTGGCTGTGATGGTTGTACCTGTTATAAGACCTGGTGTAGTACCACCAATAGTAGTACCATCAATAGTGCCCCCATTGACATCGACTGTAGCAAAAGTACCTTGTCCTGACGTACTAACTGTAGTAAAGCTGCCAGCAGCAGCAGTAGAAGCACCGATAACAGTGCCATCAATATTACCTGCATTAATATCTACCGTAGCTAGTGTTGCTGTACCTGTACCAGACAGGTTTGGAACATTAACTGTGTCTGAGAAGGTAGACACACCAGTAACACCTAGTGTACCTGAGAGAGTTGTGTTACCTGTTACACCAAAGGTTCCACCAACAGTAGAGTTACCTGAAGCACCCATTGTTGTAAAGTTAGCAGCAACAGGGGTTGTACCACCAATAACAGTGTTGTCGATTGTACCTGCATTAATGTCAGCTGTGTCTGCTACAAGGCTGTCAATGTTTGCGGTACCGTCAATGTATAAGTCTTGCCACTCACTACCAGAAGCACCAAGATTGTAGGTACCGTCAACAGAGGGAATAAGGTTTGAGGCAACATCAGCATTTACAGTTACTGTATCAGTGGCATCACTACCTAGTGTAGTATTGCCGTTTACTGTTAGGTTACCTGTGACTGTAGCATTCTCATGAACAGCCAAGGTGTCAATGTATCCAACACCGTCAATGTACAGATCTTTAAACTCAGCACTTGCAGAACCTAGATCAATGTCGTTGTCTACTACAGGAACTAAAGCACCATCCTGAATACGAATTTGTTCAGTAGCAACACCACCAACCTCAGAGAAGAAACCAACTCTGTTGTTAGTTGTGTCTACAACAACTTTGTTTAAGGCATCCACATCACCAATGAGGGGAATGTAACCACCCTGACCTGTGCTTCCATCATGCTTGTGGCCTGAAGAAGCAGCAAAAGCTGCTAGTAATTGGTTGAGTTCATTGTTAATTGGTTCAGCTTTAATAACCTGACCAGAAACAATATCGGCAACACTCTGTCTTGTATAACCTGCCATTTAAAGTCTGTCCCCTACTCCGAATGTCACAACAAGTCCTTGAACACTGTGTGACGCATTTGTGTCGTTTGTTACGTATCTAAAAGATACTGATTTTCCCGAACCTGAAACATTGACCCTTTGAACGGGGGATGGGTTGCCACTCCAAATATTAGAAGAGTCGTTAAAGACAGCCTCATTATAGTAAGCAGCAGCACCTTCTGTGGTCAGTGTGTAGTTAGAAGGATTAAGAATAGTATTGTCATCGTAATCAAAAACGACTGACATTACAATTTCATTGTCGCCTTCTGACCTTAAATACGTAGCAACGGTATGAATTATTTTACGTTGCTCTGGATCTTGCATGTGCAAAAATGGTGTCTGGTAAAGACTTACGATGTTTTCCCCACCAAAGCTGTTACCTGATTCCTGCCTGTGGACTTTACCACTGGAGTCACCGTGTATTACGTACTCTTCTTTGTCAATGTACCCACTGTCAGCACAAGTGGCTTCAATCCCGATCATCTGTCCAAATTCAAAGCCAATTCCGCCCTCCTGCCCCATACGTAGGCCACCAAGAAGTGCATTTCCATTCTCTACATTATAGAATAATCTAAATTGTGATTTACTTCTAATAATTACAGAAGAGACAGCATCGAGATTGTTATTAAATACAACGTCAGAAATAAAAGATTGGATGTTCTTGGTTAGTGTTTCCAAGTTAACGTCACCAATCTTGTCCGTACCTGAGATAGGTCTGATGCCATCTTGTGATAAGAAGATTAGGTCACCACCAATCTCAATAACACTGTCTGAGGCTAGGCATCCAAGGTCATCTGTTACGTGCTGTACAGCCCAGTCTGAGATGTTGTTTCCTACGATCCTTTTAATATTATTTGTACCAAATACAAACAAGGAATCACGAAACGGTTTTATTGATACAACCGGAAAACCTACGTTAATTACACCAGCACCATCTGCAGGTGACCACTTGGTTTCGTCTGTAGGTGCACTAAAATAAACATTATGAGGTTCAGCAGGATCACCTACAAGCCACATGTGGTTCTTA